CACGTCCACCTGCATAGGCTAGCCCTAGCGAGCCTAAAAAGCGGCCTCGCATGTCCATAAAGTTTTGCTTTCCTTGCTGGGCTAGCTTGGTATGTTCTAGCGTTTTATTGAGTCGTTTGGTCTCGGTGTCTAGCCGTTTATGTTCTCGTATAATATTGCCAACTTCTAGACCATAGCTTGATGCACGACGCTTTGCTGACTGGTAGCGTGTTTCAAGATCGGCTATTCGGCTAGCAAATAACGGTGCACCTCCGGCTAGGGCATCTTGTTTTCGCTTTAGCTCTGTTAGTTGGTTTTTGTAGCTGATCACTGAGTCAGCGGCATTAAACTTTTGTTTAGTTTTGCTTAATGCTGTGCCTAACTTTGATACGCGCTTTTCTGCGTTATCAAACACGCTGACGTAGTTTCTGCCAAGACTTGCGCCAACAACAATGCCGAGTTTAATTGTTTTGCTTGCCATATAGTTTAACTACCGTTTCGTGCCATTTGATCAGTTCTTCAACTTCTAGATTCATCAGTTCAGTTAGCGACCAGCCTGTGCTGGCCGCTATCTCTACGATTAACCGCCTTGCGGTGGTTGTTTTGAGTCCAAAAAACCTTTATAAACCGTTTGCATTTTTTGATGATCAGCTAGATCAACTTCATAGATTTCTTCGGTTGTGATGCCACATAAGTTTGCAAATAGTGTCATTTCCGTTTCGGCTTCGCTGCTTGCTGATTGTTCTGCAATCATTAAGTCTTTGATTTTTGGACGTCGCATATTCAAGACGGTCACACCATTTTCAAGCGGATAATCTAGTTTGATTTCTGTTGTTTCAGTCATTTGGTTTTACCTTTTTTTTTGCTTTTACCAATTCGATATGACCTGTTGATAATAGGTATTTCGCTTGGCGATCATTAAGTGTCACTGTTGTGCCTAGTTGATAGCCTGCACCTGGCTTTTTAACTAAATAATCTTTCATGGCTACATACCTAAGTTTTTGCGTGTTTGTGCAAGTTGATCGACACCATTGATAATTCGTTTCATGTTTGGAATATCAATTTCATGAATCACTTCATTATCAATCGTTTGTTTGTAGTAACGAATTGAAACTGTGCCTTTGAGTTTTGCCGCTTCGCCTGGCTTCCATGTGCCTGGATCGGTTTCTTTCAACATGCCTTGCATTTGAATCACGACCGGCTTTTCTGTGCCGTCTTCGCTTATTGTGCTGCCACGAAAAGTAAACGGCTTGTTATTGCCTGGGGCCAGCCCCATTAGTTTTAATACGTCTGCACTGTATTTGACCAGTGTGAAGCTGGCCTCTAGGCTTTCCATGCCCATTTCAATATCTAGGGCCGCATCCATACCACCGGCTCGCATTGATTCTGTGAGCATCGTCAATTTTGGTGGCACAAGCTCTTCTACCGCGCCTGCTTGACCGACACCATCTACAAATAGGTTTATATTTCTTAAGACATCGTTAATCATTAGAATAATTCCTCAACGTAATCGTTAATTAAGTGACTGCGGAAGGTGATGTGCTCCGCTGGGTATGGTGGCGTGAAGTCGAAGTCAAAGTAGACTTTGCCTTGCGCTATTTGGTCTGGCGTATTCAAGTCTGGGTCTGCCCAGCATTTGCCGCCCAAGATTGCACCGACTGCGGTTTGGTGGCGTAAGTATTCATTCACGCTTTCAGCCACGGCTTCTACATAGGTTTTGCTGATGTTTCTGTCCACCGCCCACATGTGTGCACGTAACAAACTTTCATGAATCATGTCGGCTGTTCGCACGACGGATAAAAACGCCCATTTTGGATCTGCTGAGCAGGTACGATTTCCCCATAGTCGGTAGCCGTCTTTTTGAATAATGGTGGCTACTTCGTTTTCATTCAGGTAATTCGCTGGTGAGTTAACATCTCCCAGGGCAAAACCAATGGCGCGTGATGTGCCGGTAATGCCATAGATTTCACGGTTAGATGGCGACCACCAGAAGCCACGCTCGTTATCTGATTTAGCGATTAAGCCTGCGACTCGTGCCGAAACGGGTCTAGATACGTCGCTGTTTGATACCGTGTCCCATACTGTGACTTGTGGATCGACGATATAAACACGTTTTGAGCCGAAGTTTTCACGGTAATTAATTGCGGCTGTGTCTGTCGTATTTGGGCCGTCTGCAATAATGACTGCTTTCACTTGATCTGCTGGGCCTAACATTTCTGTTACTACCGCTGCATCATGGGTAAAGCCTGGCGCTACCCATATTCTCGGCACAACTTTGGTGACTGATTCTGCTTCAATCAGTTTAGGTACCGCGGCAATAACATTTGATTTAGATGCATCAAAGTCAACACCTTCTGCAACGCGTATCACCACTACCATTGCACCGATTTGATCAAGAATATCGTCAATGGCATCTGGCAGTGTGCCTTGCTTGTCGCCGACGGTATCTAGTTTGGCTGCATTGGCGCGACTTCCAAACAGTAGCGTTGGCACACCAAGTGGGAATGCTTCATCAATGCCGCCTGATAAAAAGACAGGTTTCGCTTCTGGTGTGACGACTGTTGCGCCTGTGCTGGCACCTGTGGCGGCTGCGGTGATTAATAGTGCGGCATTCGCATCATTGGTTAACGCTGTTATTACATCGGCTGCGGTGCTGGTGATTACACCTGATCCATCTGTGGCTAGATTGACGGTAATGCTGGTGCCGTTGACTGACACGGATAGGCTTTGTGTGTTGGCTTTCGGATCTTTTAGTTGCACGCTGATATTGTTACCAGCCATGCCTGCTGTGACGGCTGTGTAGGTGACACCATCATTGCCTGCTTCGGTACCCGTTGCCGCTGTTGCTGTGGCTTCGCTTTCTGCATTAGGGGCGGTACCGATAATGCCGATTACGGATGATTTAACAGTTTGTATTGGTCTCGAACCATCGTCTATTTCGACAATTTCGACACCATGTAAGAATTGTTCTGACATGTTTTTAATCCTCTTTGTTTGATGTTCGTTTAAACAGGGTTTTAAGGCTCTTTAAATCTAGCTTGTTTTGCAGTGAAAGCAGTCCAATACGTAAAACAAGCCCTAAAATGCATAGTAGAAAAGCAAGTAAGCTGTAAAACTGGGCTGCTGTATTCATTTTGGGTTTCCTATTTCTTGTGCACGTGGATTGAAATA